GGAGAACGCGCCGGAGAAATACTTTTTGAGCGCGAAGGCCTGTGGCGGGATCCTGAACAGGGCAGAGAGGCGCGGAAAGGCGCTGCCGCCGCGGCTGTGGGAAGCGCTGATCGAGGTACTGGAGATGGAGAACTGAACGTAAAACATCTGCAAGGCGGCAAAGATCCAGTTGTTTACGATTGCAGAGGAAACGGCGACGGGAAAGTTGCTCCGAATCTGACCAGCGATCACCAGAACAGGGTTACGGACTACAGTGCGTGCGTTGTGTATCCCGGCGTCGGGATAACGAGTAAAGAGAACGCAAGTAATCCGCAGCCGGGTGACCCGTGCTGTACATTGGATACGGACAGCAGAAAGTATTTGGTGGCAGAAAATGCTCCACAATGCTTCGGAAATGACCAGATGCACCAGGTTCAGATGAGTGATGTGATCGGAGCACTGAACTGCATGCATGATCAGCAGATGATAGTGCAGAATGCAAAGCCGCCCCGCAGGTACATCGTGCGGCGACTGACTCCGATGGAATGCTGCAGACTGCAGGGTTTCCTGGACTGGTATGTATACGGATGCGAGAAACAGCCGATCACCGGCTGGTGGCTTGAGAACAACGACTGGATGCGCGTGATCGACCCGCACGGCGAGGTCGAAGGGAGCGACAGCGCGATCTACAAAATGTGGGGCAACGGCATGGCACTGCCGTGCATGCTGTTTGTACTGAGCGGACTGGAGGAGAAGGCAAATTGAACAATGTTGTTTTGATCGGACGGTTGACGGATGATCCGGAGCTGAGGAGCACGCAGAGCGGACTTGCTGTTGCACAGTTCAGGCTGGCGGTGCAGAGGCGATTTGCGAACCAGCAGGGTGTGCGCGAGGCGGATTTCATTCCGGTGGTGGTCTGGAAGCAGCAGGCGGAGAACTGCGCAAAGTTCCTCAAGAAGGGGAGCAGGGCTGGCGTGATCGGAGTGCTTCAGACGCGCAGCTACACTGCGCAGGATGGTACGAAGCGGTATGTGACCGAGGTCGTTGCGGACTTTGTCGAGTTCCTGAGCAGCAAGCAGGAAGGTGGCGCGCAGGCGAGTCTGGAAGCGATGGCGCCGCCGGCGCAGGCAAGGGACGCGGGCGGGTTCAGCGAGTTGGACGATGAGGAGTTGCCGTTCTGATGGCACATATCGAGTTCAAGTGCGCGGACTGCATGGAAGCTATGAAGGAGTATCCGGACAAGAGTTTTGATCTGGCCATTGTCGACCCTCCGTACTACAGTGGCCCCGAGAGGCGTGGATATTACGGGAGAAAAGTGAGCCGCACAGGAGTTCAGAGGCACTACAATGTTTCGGTCGACAAGTGGCAGGTTCCGGGAGATGCGTACTTCACCGAGCTTGAGAGGATAAGCAAGCATTATATTGTCTTTGGATGCAACTACTTTGACTGGAAATTTGCACCCGGCAGGATTGTATGGGACAAATGCAACGGTACGTCTACGTTCAGCGATGCTGAAATCGCAGCGACAGATCTCTTTGATTCGGTACGGCTTTTCCCGTACATGTGGAACGGTATGTTTCAAGGGAAAAGTATTGCCGAGGGGCGGATCCAGCAGGGAAACAAACGGCTGAACGAGGAGCGGATACATCCAACACAGAAACCGATTGCGCTTTATATATGGCTGCTTACGAGATTCGCCGAACCGGGCTGGAAGATACTGGACACGCATGTTGGCAGTGCAAGTAGCTTGATCGCATGTCACAGGACAGGGCATGACGCCGTGGGGTTTGAACTCGATAAGGTATATTTCGATCTTGCAAAAAAACGGCTCGACGACGAAGTTAGCAGAGAACAGATCAGTATATTTGATTAAGGAGGATGTATGGTTGAGATCGTATGCAGGGACGTGCTGGAGGCGGGCGAACTGATCCGGACGTGCGAGAAGAGGAGCAGCTGTTGGGACTGTGTGCTCAACGATATCTGCTCTGCCGGAAACGAGGATGCGGGCGCGCCGCGCAGGATTGAGACGGTGATCCGGATTGCGGAGAACGGGCCGGTCAAGCGCGGGCAGGCTGAAGAGCAGGCGGAAGAGAAGAGTACGGTCGCGAAGCTGAGGCAGGCCGAGAGAGACAAGCAGGAACACAGTTTCGCATAAGGGGATTTTCGGGAAATGCCCGCCGGAAAACGGGCAGAAAGATTTGAAAGCGTTTTGAAAGGATGGATGACACAAATGGCAGCGAAGAAGGAAAACATCGAGATCACGATCAGGCCGGTTAAGGAGACCGTAACGAGGATCGCTATTGTGGGGGACACACCCCTGATCGTCCATGCGTGGAGCGAGAAGGCCAAGAGGCTGATGCTGGAAGCGCAGATGAAGATCGCGAAGGCGAAGAAGGCGCGCGAGGCGAAGGACCCGTTTGCTGACTTTATCGACAGCATGTACTGGCTGTCGGAAAAGCCGGAGGACAAGACCCCGGAAGGGTTTGCACAGGCGCTGGAGAGCGGCGCGCGGTTCGGGTTCCCGGTGACGGGCATCAAGCAGGCGGCGATCAGCAGCGTTTATCGCGCGGGCATGGTCAAGGACATGGCCAGCATGCGCGGCGCGTTCTTCTTGCGCGGCGTGGACACCGAGGACGGGAGCATGGCCGAGATCGAAGGCGTGCCGGAGATGCGCGAGGATATGGTGCGCGTGGGAATGGGCACGGCGGACATCCGCTACAGGGCGATGTTCCGCGAATGGAGGATGATGCTGGAACTGAGCCACAACGACAACGGCGTATACAGCCTTGAGCAGATCGTGAACGCGATCAATGTGGGCGGGTATATGTGCGGCATTGGCGAGTGGCGCCCGGAAAAGGACGGCCAGTATGGCCGGTTCCATGTGGAAGTGGAGGGATGAGATGGTATACGAATATCGGATAAAGGGGCTTTACAAGGCGAAGGCGCAGGTCGCCGGAGAGGTTTGCGAGAGACTGGAGAGGAGCCCGAAAGGGCTCTCTCCGAAGACCTTGCTGGACGCAAGCAGGGACCCGAGCGATCCGCTGCACGGGGAGTTTGAATGGGACGACGGCGCGGCGGCGGAGAAATGGCGCGAGAGCCAGGCGGCGGGGATCATACGCAGCCTTGTTGTGGTGAGCGGGGACGACGATCCGGAGAATTGCCCGAGGGCGTTTGTGAATGTGCATATCGGCGGGACTGCCGGGGCGTACATGAGCATCAGGCGCGTGGTGGGCAATGAAGAACTGCAGGCGCAGATGCTCAAGAGGGCCAAGGCCGAGATGGAGAGCTTCGTTGCGAAGTACAAGAGGCTGAGTGAGATCGAAACTGTCGTGGAAGCGATGGAGAAAATATTGGCCGGCTGATTTGAAAGCGTTTTGACACGGCGATGCAAGGTGTGTTTAGGCGTGGCATGGCAGGAATGGTTAGGCTTGGCTTGGCGCTGTTCGGCGAGGCAGGCAGGGAGAGGTTAGGCTCGGTAGGGATGGCTTGGCAGGCAAGTTTAGGCAAGGAAAGGCTGGGCACGGCTGGGCACGGCAGGTTAGGCATGGCTTGGCAGGTTCCGGATAGGCAAGGTACGGCAGGTTAGGCTTGGCAGGGCGTGGCGAGGATGGGTGCGGCAGGTCAGGCGTGTTTAGGCTCGGCATGGTACGGCTTGGCAGGAAGGGCTGGGTTTGGCGTGGTAGGCAGGGAACGGCAGGCACGGATAGGCTTGGCTCGTTGTGGCTGGGCAAGGCAGGCATGGCAAGGCGCGGAAGGGTATGCTATGGCTGGGCAGGCAAGTTTAGGCTTGGCAAGGCAAGGAACGGAAGCGTTTGGCAGGTTTGGACAAGGGAAGGGAGGATGATACATGAAGGTATTTATCGTGATGGTGATTGTGGTGATGCTGCTGATTGTGCTTTCGGCGGTGCGGGTTTCGGACAGGATGGACGAGGACGAGGAGAGGCAGGCGGACGGGAGCGCCTGGGAGGAGGACGACGATTGAACAATGTGGAGCGGATGATCGCCGGACTGCGGTGCTGCGCGGCGAACAAGAACGTGTGCGCTGCGGTTGAATGCCCGCTGTTTGAACTGTGCCAAGCGAACAAGATAAACCCGCTGCTGGTTGCGGCAGAGATGATGGAAGCTCTGAAAGCCCAGAAAGAGGCCGCGGAAAACGGGCTGGCTGATTTGGAAGCTAAACTGGCGGAGCTTTTGTGTCATGTGACGGGCGGGAGATTTTCCAAGGCGGCGTACAGCATCGAAGAGATGAAGCGCTTTGCAGACGACTTCCGGCAGGAAGAATGCGAGAAGTGCGAAGAAATGGAGCAGGTCAAGCGGGAGCGGGACGCGGCGGTTGCGGACGTTAAGAGCCTGTGCGCGACGAACTATTTCAGCGGAGATTACTGCGCGTACTGCAAACACAGGGAGTCAGATGGGCAGTGCTTTCATGAATGTACGCCATGGAGCGGCAAATGGGGCTGGGAATGGCGCGGGGCGCAGGAGGGCGAGAGATGAAGAAGATCGCGGTGCTCATGCTGGCGGCGGCGATTGCATGCGCGCTGTGCGGGTGCGGCGGGGCACAAGTCGATGTACATTATAAGGGGCTGCCGAGGACGATACCGGTTCCTTCGGGATATGTGCCGGACGAGAGGGTGCCTTACGAAGTGGTTTACGGGGATGACGGCGTGGATGTGATTCTTCATTTTCTGAGGGAGGCAGAGGAATGAGCGGGAAAATCAAAGAGATTCTGGACGGCATCGTGCTGGTGGATTCGGCCGAGGCGAACGCAAAGCGGGATAACGCCAATATCAACGGCGACACTGCTATGGGCGCGATGCTCCAGATCGGCGCGAACACGGCTAAGGAATATTATCTGGACAATATGGTTCCTGCGGAGGCTGAGGGAGCGCACAGGCGCGGGGATATTCACATTCACGACCTCGACTTTTACGGGTACACGACCACTTGCTGCCAGATCGACCTGATCAAGCTGTTTGAGGGCGGGTTCGATACAGGGCATGGGCATCTCAGGGAGCCGAAGAGCATTGGGTCCTATGCGGCGCTGGCTGCGATCGCGATCCAGAGCAATCAGAACGACCAGCACGGCGGGCAGAGCATTGTGAACTTCGATTACGCGATGGCGGACGGGGTTCGGGCGACGTATGAAAAGCATTGTCAGCATTATTTGAAGATCGCGGAGAAAATGGGCGGCGGCGAGGATGACGATGACTGGGCGTACCATATGGCGTGTCAGGCAACGATCCGCGACACCTACCAAGCCATGGAAGGCCTGATCCACAATCTGAACACGATGCATTCTCGCGCCGGGGCGCAGGTCCCGTTTTCGTCCATCAACTACGGGATGGATACGAGCTGGCCGGGCAGGATGGCCATAGAGCAGCTTTTGATGGCAACGGAAGCGGGGCTTGGCAACGGCGAAACGCCGATCTTCCCGATCCAAATCTTCCGTGTAAAGGAAGGCGTCAACTACAATCCGGAAGATCCGAACTACGACCTGTTCAAGCTGGCAATGCGCGTAAGCGCAAAGCGGCTGTTCCCGAACTTCTCGTTTCAGGATGCACCGCACAATCTGCAGTATTACAAGCCGGGACATCCGGAGACCGAGATCGCCTATATGGGCTGCCGGACGCGCGTGATCGGCAACGTTCACGACAAGGAAAGGCAGATCTCCAACGGGCGCGGAAACCTTAGCTTTACGAGCATCAATCTGCCGCGGCTTGCTATTACCGCCCGAGGCGATTTGAACAAGTTCTATGCGGACCTGGACGAGACGATGGATCTGGTTTTTGACCAGCTGCTGGAAAGGCTCAAGGTGCAGTCCGCGCGGCGCGTTTACAATTTTCCCTTCCTGATGGGGCAGGGGAACTGGATCGACAGCGATAAATTGGGCGCAAACGACGAAGTGGGCGAGGTACTGAAGCATGGTTCGCTTTCGGTCGGGTTCATCGGGCTTGCGGAAACGCTGGTTGCGCTTACAGGCAAGCATCACGGAGAGAGCGATGCGGCGCAGCAATTTGGATTGGAGATCATCGGTCATATGCGCGATAGGTGCGACGCGAAGGCGGAGGAAACAGGACTGAATTTCACTCTGCTGGCCACGCCGGCGGAGGGGCTGTCCGGCAGGTTTGTGCGCATGGACAAGGCGCGCTTCGGCGTTCTCCCGGGCGTGACCGACCGGGAGTATTACACCAACTCGTTCCATGTGCCGGTGTACCACAAGATCACCGCGGCGAAGAAGATCAAACTGGAGGCGCCCTATCACGCGCTGACCAACGCCGGGCATATTTCCTATGTGGAGCTTGACGGAGATACCGCGCAGAATTTGGAAGCGTTTGAGAAGATCATCCGCCTGATGAAGGAGAGCGGCATCGGCTACGGATCCATAAACCATCCGGTCGACCGCGATCCGATCTGCGGATACAACGGGATCATCGGCGACAGCTGCCCGAACTGCGGCCGGAGCGAGAAAAATGTTCGCTTTGAGCGCATCCGCCGGATTACCGGATATCTGGTTGGCACGCTGGACAGGTGGAACGAGGCAAAGCGCGCGGAGGAGCGCGACAGAGTGAAACATGGGAAGGATGACATAAAGGATGGAGATCAAACCAATTCTTTTTAATAAGGAAATGGTCAGGGCAATTCTGGAGGGGCGGAAGACGCAGACGCGCAGGTTGATACGTTGCAACAGCTTTGACGTATATAAAATGTCGTGCTTTAGGGGATTGTGGCACGAAAAATATGATCCGCAGAACCCACCACCATTTCTTGTAGAAGCGTATGCAAGGAGCTGGAAGAGGACTCCTTGCAACACCGGCGACATCCTGTGGGTACGGGAAACGTGGAGTACACACTATGACGGCATCCACGATGACCTGCAATTCTGCTACAAAGCTGATGATATCGACCTTAAAGCAGAGTGCCTACCCGGAGAAAACAACCGCTGGTATCCTCCCATTCACATGCCCAAGGAAGCGGCCCGCATCTTCCTGCAGGTCAAGGATGTGCGCGTGGAGAAGCTGCAGGACATGAGCGAGGAAGATGCGATGGCCGAAGGCTTTGCTGATTTTCCGGCGGGCACAGACGGCCCTCTTGAAAGATTTTGCACGCTGTGGGACACGACCATCAAGCGCGACGATCTGCGAGAGTATGGGTATCATGCGAACCCGTGGGTGTGGGTGATTGAATTTGAACGCTGTGAAAAACCAGAAGGATGGTGTGAATGATGGGCTACAAAACGAAAATCGACTGGTGCGACAGTTCATGGAACCCGGTTACGGGCTGCCTGCACGATTGCGAGTATTGTTATGCTCGTACCCTCGCGAATAGGTATGGTGGCTTCGACCACGACGAGGAAAAGAACCCAGTCGGCATTGATGTTGCGATTGGGGTGCATGAGCTGGACAGGCCCAAGCACATCATGCGCAAGAACGGCTTGCACAAAGCGCCGTATCCGTGGTTTTTTCTTCCGACTCTCCATCGTTACCGTCTCGATCAGCCATCCAAATGGTCGGAGCCGCGCACGATCTTCGTGTGCAGCATGGCAGACCTGTTCGGCGAATGGGTGCCTGACGAGTGGATTCACGCAGTATTTGAAGCATGCAAGGCGGCCCCACAGCACCGATA